TTGAGGTGGGATTTTTGTTTCCGTATTCTGAAACCCAACCTGTGTACTCGAAGATATCTGAGATTGGGTTAATCCCGGTTCCGCTATTCGAGTATCCCGTGATGTATGGTATGGTTGTCCCAATCGCCATCGACGAGTTGAGACGGATGTCCACGTCTCCCGTGAAATACTGCGGCAACACTAGGTACAAGGTACCCGTGTCGACAGGGTAGTTGACGCCGCCGCTGGCCCAGGACTTGACTAACAGCGAGCCGACTCGGTTCTGCTGCCCCTGACCTAGGGTTAGGCTGCCTAAGGGCTGAGCAGTAATGATAGTACCGATGTTGGTGGTCGTCTTTGCCACCCAGATATCGGTAGGAAGAGACAGTCCTCGAGTCACGAAGAACTTGGGTTTGCGTAGCTGTACGGTGTAGCTAACCCACAGTTCCCCGAGAGCCTGGTTGCTGAAACCGGCCGGCGTGTTTGAAACGCCGACGTTCAAGGTGCCGAGGTCGTATGTCTTTACGTCTTCCGTCCCGGGAACAGGGCCTGCACGGCAGTACTTGCCGTAGGAGCCGCTGTTCTGTGCAGGGTCGCACTCGACACCTGCGATGATTTCCTGTGAGCACTTGCCGCTCACCGCGCCGTCGTACTCCATTGCGTCTTGCTTGGATGCGAATGGCGTGTCTTCTGCGTTGTACTGAGTTGCGAGGATTACCGTACCGACCTGACCGTTCGCAGCGACGAAGTCCGTGACGGTAGATCGGAAGGTGAACATGAGTTGCCCGAATGTGTATTCATCGAAGTTAGCAGCAATTTGCGACAACCACGGAAACGAGGTTGCTAGCGCTGGATTGAGGCTAAACGTCTGGTTCTGGAAAGTACCGGCGTTTTCAGGGCCGAAGATGTCGCAGATGTATTCCTTGTGTGTAATGGTGACGATGTTTGCCCCGCTAGGCCCAAACGAAGGAATGCCGGTCCCCTGACCGCCGTTTACGATGTCGTTGCTAACGACCCCGGTTTCGTAGTCGCCAACGCCAAGAGCCCCCATAGCGCCCCCCACAAGTGCCCCTGTGGGGCCGAGTAAACCGGAGCGGGCAAGAGTTCCCGCACCGGTGCGCACCATCTGTCCTATGGGGCTGCTGTATGCCTCCTTGGCCCTGCTCCAAAGGTCCCCCCAAAACCCACCTCGGCCCGAGTAAAGGCCGTTGCCGTAGTAGCCAACCTGCCGTCGAGCAGCTTGCTGTTCAGGCGTAGCCGTTGCCCATGTATTGCCGAACCTGGCGATACCCTCGGCCGTACCCCGCGGAGTGTACGAGGCACCGAACGTTTTGTAAGGGAAACCACGCGGCCTACGCGAATACCGCTTGCGTCGTGACTTACTTCCAACAACCCGAACTGTCATAGACTTAGGCATCTTTAAGACCTGCGAGTTTCACTTTAAAACAACCTCGCGGGCCTTGACAAGGGTCGTGTCTAGTTGAGTAAAGCGAGCGAAGCGAGCTGACGCGAGCGTAGCGAGCAGTACGGCTTAGGTTAGGGTTGGGGCTGATCCCATTCCGTCGCGAGCGTAGCGAGCAGTTAGAGGAAGGGGGGGTGTGGGGGTCTCCCCCACCAACCTTGGGTTTTAGGTTTTTTTTTTATTTAAAGACCACTCCACTGCTTAGAAACCAGACTTTTCAAACATGCGCCCAGCGGTGGCTGAAGGGTTTATGCTTTTTGGCCATTCCATGTTTTGTAGCAGCTTGAAATACATTCTCTCAAGTGTGATGTTGGTTTCTGCCCAGTGGGGGCTGTCCATTTCGTGCCGCACATCTGCTGCGGTACGTGGTTGTGCTCCTTTGAGCATGCTTAACCGGTACCTACCGGTTTCTTCCATTGTTTCGAAGATTGTGTTTATACGCCGCAGACCGGCGTCTGTGAAATATCTTCGTGCGATGCCATTATTGTTTGTTGTGTAACCCCATACACTGCGAGAGTTTAACGTTGGTACGGTGAATTCAACTAAATTGTTAAATATAGTTATACCGTCGCTTCCAGGCATGTAAACGTGACTCTCGATGACAGTGATTACCAAGCGCGGTTTGTAATCTGAGATTCGTTCCATTTAAAAAGAGTAGAGACACTAAAGCTTCTCACTCATTACGAAGCTTCAAGTTGGATCTACGATTAACCGCGTCCCGAGATGAGGTGCGACACGAAGTGCGCCTCGTCCTCGGCCTCGTCCTTGCCGAGGTTCTTGATTATCCACCGGTCCTTGCTGAGCTTGCTCTCGTCCGGCGGAAAGTTGGCGAAGATGAACATGTGCGGCGGCGCCATTAGCACCATGCCACTCTCGTACTTGCCCGAGAAGAACATGCCGTCCTTGACGGTCTCGATGGCGTCCCACGAGACGCATTGGTCGCCGTCGGCCTTCTCCGCCGAGCGCGGCACGCCAAAGATGACGATGGGCGGCTTTGTCGGCATGCTCGCGACGGCACTCTTGACGTCCGCCGCCTTGCCCGAGACGAAGAGCGCCTTATTGTTCATGCAGAGGTGCTTGGTCAGTGCCGTCTTGCCCGAGCCGCCCTCGCGGCAGTAGATCCAGTAGATCTTGCGCTGGTCCACCGGCCCCGCACAGATGTCGATGATCTCCTGCTGCCATGGGTACGGCTTCTCGAGCTTGAAAGCGTAGGGCTCATCCGCTACCGCGCAGTTGAGCATCCACGGGCCCTCCGCCCGTGACTCGAGCTTGCTGCAGTACTTGACGCTCGCCGCCCAGTCGCGGCACGGTTCCACGAACCACGTGAACGTGTCCTTCAGCGACGACCACTTGCGCGCGTTCTTGAACTTGAAGCATCCCTGGATGTGCGGCGTGCCCGTCGCACCAACTTCCAGCTGGTACATGTACGACTCAGCGCCACGCCCAACCAGCGTCTTGCCGATGTCATCGTACGGTTCCACTGGGTGGTTCCAGGTGAAGCACCAAATCTTGCAGCGTGCATCCTGCGGGGAGCGAAACACCGGTGTCAGGTGTCAGAAGAATATACAGTGAAAAAGTTCACTGAGAGAGGGGATTATATATTACCCCCTCTCGGTGTCCCCAGTGTTCACTGGAGACACCTATATTCTTCAAGCGTGGGTCACGTGAGTGATATACCACGCGGTATAAACGTCATGCCAGCAGAACGCGCACAGGTCGGTACATTTGATACCGACCCGCGCTGCCATGGCAATGACTTTAGACCACTCAGTGCCCTTGGGGGCACTGGTGACCCAGTCAATGAGGTCACTCACTTGTTTCTCCATTGCGACGCGTTCGTCACTCATTTCCTGTAGGGAAAGGGAGGATGAGGTAGCGTTGAACAATGTATTCGAACATCGGACGTGATACGGGGTAAGCACAATACGACAAGCGCATTCATGCAAGCCACGTAGTGTGGAGTATTGTCCTCCGTGTTTAGTTCAACCTTAGGTCACTTCGAATACATCGTGCTGACGATGCATCAACAACACCCAATAAAAAGTGGGTGTTTATATATACGCAAACTTGTTTTCACTTCTTGCCAAACAAGTTTGCGTATAAACGTTTAAAACGGAGGTCGACCCCAAGTCACCCTGGGGCGTGGGCCCGCTTTATGGTTTTAAACCGTTTGTTGCTGATATATCGCGGCCTCGTGATATTCAGGGACTGTTGCATCCGAAGCCTCCCTGCAGCGGCCGAAAGCGTCAAGCCTGCTCTCGTTGCCGCAGCACAAGTCACAACAGCCGTACTTGTGACGCTATCGTTGATCCGAAACTTCACTGATGTCTCTTGCCCGCTCATGGGGCGGCGAGTCATCGATGACGGAGGAGTCAATGACGGAGGGCGGCTCTCGTAAGCGTTTTCGCGACGAGGACTCCCGTCCGTCTACTTGGTCCTCCACTGCGCGTAGCGCTTCTTCTATGCCGTCCTCTTTTAGTTCCGGATCAAGGAGCAGCTACGGTAGCGGCTCTAGCTACGGTAGCGGTTCTACTCGACGATCTCGGTCGTCTAAGGGCACGAGTCTACGAGTGTCCGGTATACCTGGGGGTAGGAAGCGCGTTTCCTTTAAGCGCCCCGTTTCGGTACCCCTAGTTCAAGCCATGGTTCCCATGGATTATGGCTGCAAGCCGAGGTCGCCTCGGCGTCGCAGTTACAGTCAGCCTTCTCGTTCTGCTATTGCTAAGGCTGTAGCGAGTTGGTGGGCTCGTAGTTGACTACGGCCACTGCTCGATAATTGAAGTGTCTGGGTTCATGATCACGGGTTGGTCCAAGCGAGCGTAGTTCATTCCAGAGTTGTAGACCTGAATGGTAACCTGAAGCGAGTACATTGTGCTGTCCACGAGTGTGGCTGGATCTCGTGCCTTGATTGTGAACACGTTGTCCTGCGCAGCCAGTGTCTGTGCAGTTGCAGGTGACGTGATACGGTAGTGGTAGCCTAGCGCTGCCTCTTGCGATGTCGGTACGACAGTTGAGGTGGGATTTTTGTTTCCGTATTCTGAAACCCAACCTGTGTACTCGAAGATATCTGAGATTGGGTTAATCCCGGTTCCGCTATTCGAGTATCCCGTGATGTATGGTACGGTTGTCCCAACCGCCATCGACGA